CGATCCATAGCCTCCGCGTAAAACTCAATCCCCTTCCGGTTCTCCTGCGTTAGCTCGTACAGTTCTTTGACGATCTCCGATTGAATCACAAACCATCACCAACCTTTCAATGAGAGCCACCCGAAACACATCCACATCAGGGTCACCGTTTTCCAGGCTTTCCTGATACGCCTGCAACAGTTCCCTCACCGAGGCCGCCAGAACCGATTGACTCTGCATGAGCTTTCACCTTCGCTAACACATCCGGGTTCGCCCCAGCCTGCTGTGCTTCTGCCCATAGCATACGCAACAAGTCAACATCGGTGAGGCTCATTGCTTCAGTCAACCAGTCACGCGATTTCTGTGACCCTTCGTGACGTGCAACCTTCTGCATCTCCTCCGCGCTAGGCCGCTTAGACCCGGTGAACGCCCCACCTAAGTCTGCGAGCGCTCTACCTATGGCACTGGTAGCGCAATTTTCGACCATGCTGACACGGTTCACCGGGGAGCTGTCAATACGTTCCTCCGCGTAATCCACTGTAACCGGGCGCTCATCCTTACGATCCAGATACACCTCAGCCCTGATGACAACCTGCTCCGGTGAGAAATGCACCAGCTCAGTGTGCAACCTGCCGTCAGGATACTTAGCCCAGAACGCATCAATACGCTCCGCCACAGTCGAATACTGGGATAAATCAAACCTCGCCATAATTCTCCTCCAAATAGTTAGCAATCAAAGCCTCGGCATACTCAGACACCGGGACACCCACCTCATTCGCAGCGTTCAAAAGCCGAACATACACTTCCGCCTCGAGCTCCACTGTCACCACAACTTCAGTCATCACTCACCCTTTCGCAATCACAGTCACACCAGACCGAACCCAAGCCCCGACAGTCTTCACCGGAACCTCAAACATTTCCGCAATCGCCTCATGATCCACACCAAGACCATCCAACCGTTTCGCACGCATCTTGCAACACGTCAACAATTCCGTAGCCTCACGCTTTGCCCGCTTCCACTGTGCCGACAAAGTTTGCACCTCCGAACGAGTCAACGCCCTAAGACGATCCTCCTCAGACTGCTCCAACAACTGCTCAATCAGTGTTGGTGTTATTTCATGCAACTGTATTGTCATCGTTCACCCTTTCCCATAAATCGTCAGCCACCCTGACCAACGAAACAATCATCTCCTCATCACGCTCAATCCTTATCACCTTCGGGTCAAACCAGGCCGGCATAAACGCCCCATCCCGTTCCTCCCTGAGCAACCACGCAAAATAGCAGAACTCTGCACCCGTCACAAACAGTTGCCATTGCACCTGCCGCCGATACTGTAACGGGATTTTCACCGGGTTCCAATCCTTCCCCGTAGTCTTCACTTCAGAGATTGCGTGATGTTCGAGCGTGAGCCCGTCAGGTGTGCAGAGATAGTGGTCGCTCACCCTGGATGAAATCAGCCAATCATTCGGCATCACACCATGCTTGTCTTTCAGGAACATCGAAATCGGCCCTTCCCAGGCACGACCAAACGCCATATACGGGTTATCGTTCTCCACAAAGTCGGCACGATAATCCTCCACCGCCTGCTCAAACCCGCCCGGCCCCGATGCAGCCTTCGCCACCTGCGTAGCCGTCACACCCTCCCTACGAGCCGACAACCACCGTTCAGCATTGACCGACTTAGAAGCCACAAACTGGTCAGGACTTAACATTGAACATCTTCTTCCAACGAGCGTGAGCTATCTGCAAAGCCTCACGAAACACTTCCTCCGGGTTCTCCGTCTTAGCAAGTTTCAAAGCAGCCCAAGACTTCTCCCAGATTGCACCCGAATCAGATTGCGAATCCAACCACTCAGCCATAATCAGGTCAGCTAACCGAGCCGCCCGAATATCCGTCACATTGTTCTCAACCATTGAAACCTCCACTAACCTTTACTGTATGAGCAACCGGGGACAAAGCTACCGCGACTTCAGTGCAGCCATTGTCAAAATCGGTGGTGTGCCATGTCAAGACATCCCCGACATTTTCTTCCCCGAAGACTTCCCCGACAAACAGACCAGGGAGTACGCGATCCGAACGGCCAAAGCGTTGTGCAAAGAGTGCCCGCTGCTGATTCAATGTTTCGCCTACGCTATCGAAGCGCAAGAACCCTATGGAATCTGGGCAGGCACCCTCCCACACGAGCGTTAGCCGTCTTCAGGCTCGTCATAGAACGCCGCATCGAGCGCATTCAAGTGAGCCCGCAGGAAGTAAGCCTGCTCCCGAGTGATGCACAGTGTCCCAGGTTCCCCTATCTGCCACACATCATCCCGTAGGCGTAAGCAAATGTCCCGCCCATCCATCCGCAAATCCATCATCGAACCGGCTCCTTTATCGTCAAAACCCAAACACCCATCAGGACAAGCAACCCACCGAAAATCAGTGAGTCTAAGTGTTGGAACAGCACAGCGCTACCAACACCTAGGCCGATGAAAACCCACCCGGCCCTCACAATGACACCACAATCACAGTCACACCAACCACCAACGCTGAAACGATAAGCGACCACCCGACCACACACATCCGGTTCTTCTTAGGTCGAAGGTCACGCCTCCGAGGGAGCAAAGCAACATGATCGCTCGCCTGTTTCGGCAGTGGCAAGGACATTTCGTTCTCCCACAAAGTAAGAGCCCGTTCCATCTTCACCTCATCCGTCATAACCGCCCACAGTTCTTCGGCAGTCATCAAATGTTCGTGTGCACGTTTCCACAACACAACCGCCCTCATATGAGGGTCACGAATGTCCTGCAGCTCAATCTCTAACTGTTGAAAGTAACCCATTGTGTTCCACCTTTCATTCGGGTTGTCTAGCACGATACACCACAACCCTCAAAAAGTGTATACTTCTGAGCATGGATTATTTAGGAAACTATGACGAACTATCGGTTGAGCAGCTTGCCGACCTTCGTGTCTGGCAGTTACAACGCCTAGAACGGGTCACAAAAGCCCTCAGAGCCCGTCTACGGGCCGAACATACCCAGGGAGATAACATTAGGCACCTGGCAAAGAAACTAGGCGTGACAAGGGCCACAATCTATTCGTGGTTAGGGGAATGAGAAACTCCCCGCCACCTAGATGACGGGGAGTTAGCCTCCATGAGAAGAAGCGTTCACCACGAACGCGTCTATCCTATTGACAACTTTCGCAGTTAAGCAAATCCATCGGATCTACCGGCACAGCGAAACCATCCACAACCTCACGCTCACTCATGATAAGTCAGCCTTATCGTATGTGAGAACCGAGGTGAGCAACGACATCAGACCGGCCAGCAGGGAAACTGAAGCAACCTGAATCCAGTCCACATCGAGAATGCCGGCACCGGCAACCAACGCAGCTAGCGCAACCTGAGCAACAGTTTTCACTGCACGCTCCAACGCGAAATCCCAATACTTCTTCCACTTATCCATCTTGATTCTCCTTTATCGATTTGTCTTCCCACACTGCCGCGAAACAGTATGAGGTTGTAATCAAAGTTACCAAAGCAACCCCACCCGTAATCAGGTCGCTGGTTGCACTGTCGTTATTCATGAGCACCGCTACGGAACCGCTGAGAAGCATGAGTGAGCCGAGAGAGAACGCTGCGAAAATATATCTGCGCCGAATCTTCCATGACGGTTTCATGTGAGGATCGCCACCATCGGGCTGATGATTGCGGCCAAGAATCCAAAGACCCCGATGACCTGCCACATCCGTTGCTCTAGTTTGCGAATCCGCATCTCATGATCGTCAATCTTTGCTTCTGAATCAGGCAGGGAGTTAGCAATTTTCTCCAACAGGCGGCCCTGCCGTTGAACCTCCAAATAAATGTCCCTCATAGACACCTTCACGCCAGCAGTTTCAGCATGCTCCTCGGTCATAGCGAACCCTCATTCAGTTTGCGTTGAACCGTAGACCAAGTGCCACGGCCCCACACACCGTCAGCTGTCACACCGATACGCGCCTGCACAGCTTTCCTGGTTGGTAGGTCAAGTTTGCCGGTTTGAGGAGTACCCACCCAAGCCTGAATCGCCTTATAGGTCATAGCCCCTGGCACACCGTCAATGCGACCCTGATAGAACTTCTGCTCCTGCAACCATGTTTGCCATTGCTTCCAGGTTGCACGATCTTCACGCCCAGACACTTTCAATGTTGATGCTGCGGAGTTTCCATTCAGGTACGGTGTGGGATCCACATCGGTTCCCCAGTTGGCGCGTTTGCGAACCTCAAAATGTAGGTGAACCCCAGTGCTCGCCCCAGTAGTCCCCGAAGTGTAAATGAAAGTCCCAGCCTCCACCCGTTCACCAACGCGAAGCCCAGTCTTGTGCGCCCCATGATAGTAAGCAGTGTGAACTTCCCCATGATCTATGAGAACAGTGTTACCGCCACCTTTAGGACTCCAACCGACATGAACCACAACACCAGGAGCAGCCGAAGTGACGGGGAAAGTGCCGGCGATGTCTATTCCGCGATGTTTGACACCGGCCTTGCCTGAAATGGGATGACGGCGAGGCCCATACTTACCGTTGGGATTGACAGTGAACCCGTCAGGCCAAGGTTTAGACAGCCTCATCAGACACCTCAGGCTTAACAAAAACATCAGCCACCGAATCATAGGTGTACCCGATACCTGGATAAACTCCCCTAAATGTTCCGTTATAGGAACACTGCAACCAGGTTCCCTGCATCCCCAATGAGGAAACGAAAGCCTGCCCAAGTGCTTCAGACTCATCACCATTCTCATCAGTGAGCGTATCGTTGTGAACAACAATCACTTCCCGAACCTTGTTATCGGAATCAATCCGCGCATAATGTGCCATTAGACAGCCACCCTCACAATCACAATACCTGAACCACCATTACCGCCCGTTAACGCGTTAGAGAAATCGCTGACTCCGCCGCCACCTGAGCCAGTGTTTGCAGTTGCGGCGCTGGCACTCGTGTTGTGGGTTCCAGCTGTTGCACCGCCGGAGCCTGCTGCCCCACCA